TTAAACGGACTTACTTCACAAGTTCAAAATTTAGCAACTGGAACAAGCGGAACTGATTTCGGTATTGTTTCAAGCGGTTCAACACACACCTTTAATTTGCCAAATGCTTCGGCTTCAAATAGAGGTTTATTAACTTCAGCAGATTGGAGTGCTTTTAATAGTAAATTATCAAATAATTCGTGGGTTGATATTTCCTTAACTTCAACAATAGTTGGATGGTCAAGTTTTACCTTACGAGACATACAATATTTAGTAATCGGAAACATTTGCCACGTAAGAGGAATAATAAGTGGAACTTCTAACTCTACAACAACCTCTTTTACTATGCCTTTTAATTATACTGGTGCTGCAAGTTACGCTCTTTTAGGTGCTTCGGGTGTTGATAATAGTGGTGCTTTGGCTTATGGTGCTTTGATTAGAATATTATCCAATACAAATACTATACTATTTTTAAAGGATGGTAGTTTAACTAATTTTACTGGTTCGGGAACTAAACAAGTAAACTTTTCATTTTCATTTAAAATCAACTAATTATGTACACATTAATAAATTTAGATTTAACTTGTGGTGGTATGGTAGGAACAGAGCCATTGCATAATAATTGGACTTTAACAACCTATTTAGGTGGTTTAGTAAAAGAACAATGGAACGGAACGCAATGGGTTGAAGGCGCAACAGAAGAAGAAATAGCAGCAGCGCAAGCACCAACCTTAACAGTAAACGATGTTATCATTGATTTAGTTACAAGACAAGTTGAAGTGATGAGCGAAGAAGAAAAAAGCGAATTATTAACTTTACTTAATGGATAATGAAAAAGATATTTAAGTCGATTTTAAGGGACATAAAGAGTTTAGATATGATAATCCTTAATCGTTGGCATTTACACGCTCCAATAGCCTTTATTGCGGGTTGTATATTGTATTTTGCAATTCGCGAATCAATTACCGATACGTATATTTCAACTGAACTAGCATTTAAAATCTTTGTTCCATCATTTATAGGGTTCATTTTCTTATTTTCTTTTGAATCATTCCAACAAAGCGGCAGAATTGTAGGCGAACTTGAAAAATTTGAAAGCGATAAAGATTTGTGGGTTGGCGAGTTTTTTTTAATTATAGGAGTAATATTAAGTCATTTGTTATGGTAAATTTTTTTAGTGAATATTGGGAGGCAATTTTAGCAGCATTAAGCGCACCAGTTGCGTGGTTTTTTGGAGGCAGAGCAAAGCAAAGACAAGATGCAGTTTCAACGATGAAAACGATGTACGATGACTTTCTTTTAGTTTACCAATCTCGGATGAATGAAGTAATGCAAGAGGTTACCGATTTGAAAAAACATAATCTTAATTTACAAACTGATTTCAATAATATTCAAATGAGTTACGCTAAAGAGGTTGAAAAGTCGCAAAACTGGGAAAAGCTACATAGAGTTTTAACAGACAAATACAACGAACTAGCAAAAGACCACGAAACATTAAAGGGACTTTATGCAAAACTAAAAGAGGATTTTGACAAACATAAAAAGTTAAAACAATGAAACTAGATGAAAATGGTTATAAGTTAATTCAGGGTTTTGAAGGTTTAAGTTTAGTTCCTTATTTGTGTTCAGCTAAAGTAGCGACAATAGGTTACGGAAATACATTTTACCCTAGCGGTAAAAAAGTAACAATGAAGGATGCGCCAATAAGTCTATTAACTGCTAAATGGATGTTAAAAGAAACTGCTGATAAGTTTGCTGCTGATGTAGACAAATTAGTAAAATCAAAACTTACACAAAATCAATTTAACGCATTAGTTTCATTTGCTTTTAATTTAGGTGTTACTGCATTAAGTAGAAGCACACTTCTTAAAAAAGTAAATGCAAATCCACAAGATATAACCATAACAAATGAATTTTTAAAATGGAATAAAGCTGGTGGTAAAGTATTAAACGGACTTACTTCACAAGTTCAAAATTTAGCAACTGGAACAAGCGGAACTGATTTCGGTATTGTTTCAAGCGGTTCAACACACACCTTTAATTTGCCAAATGCTTCGGCTTCAAATA